GGCTTCTTCGGCGCCTTGATGACAGGCTTGCCGGGTTTCTTCTTCGGAGACTTAGATGCCATGTTGAGAGTCGTTGTTACGGTTGTCGTAGCGGGTGTTAATCACATTCCGACGACGACCATAGCGCTGGGGGTCGAGCAAACTGAGCGCCCCCATGCATTCGGCAAGCATCTCCTTGGGCGGCAACGCGAACTGCTTCGTCGAGGAGGAGCCGGAGTCTGCGTAGGACATGAGCACCTTGCCCTCCATGATCATAGAGACCGCCTTGGCCTTGATTGCCAGCAGCTCGTCTTCCGAAAGTCCGATGAACAATCCTTGCATAAATCTGCGGGGCTAGGCAACGGAGGGGAGGAACGGTCCCGACCCTATGCCTCCGCAGGCGCACATCCTACGACGCTTCGGAACCGTTCCTCTTGTCGTCATGTTGACCGACCTTCTCCAGGTTGCAAGTCGTCCGCGGTGGCTTCCCGACCGACGACGCCCCAACGCACGGCGACCAGCAGGCAAAGGATTTCACAGTCGAGGGCGTGGTTGTCCCGCTTGCCCTGCGGCAAGATCCACGTGGCTTTCCCGGTCCTGCGGTCACGCACGCGGACTTCCGAATTCAGTTGGTCAACGTATTCTGGGGAGGCATCACGGGCAAATCCGAAGACCTTCCTCGCCCGCAAGCCGTGGAGTAAATCCTTGGCCATCACGTTCGAGAACGAGATGAGCCATGCCCGGGCCTGCGTCCCTGGGACTAGGATGGCCTGCTTCTCCGAATAGAATCGGCGGACGGTGTTCCCGTCCCGGTCGCCTACCGCGAAGGTCTCGGCGCCGGAACCCTTGGAGCACTTCCAGCCCCGGACCGCCGTCTGCTGGTAGACGAGCTGCGTCTGGTCACCTGAGTCCACGCAGATCATAGCCTTGTGCGTCCCCATGCGCTTGACGAAGTCGTCCAGGTCTTGCCAAGTCTCCAACTTCTCAAAGGCCATCAGGCGACTATGGCCTGACTTGGCGAAGCGGCGGCATACCGCGTAGAAGTGGCCGCGCTGCACGTCGATTCCGACGACGCGAAAAGGGATGCTCCCGTTCGGCGCACCCTCGCGGTCCATGACTTTGCCGGCTGGACTGATGACCGCCTCGGCTTCCCAGTCGTCCGCCATCGCGTAGTCCGAGGATTCGGTCGAGACCACCATTGCTCCACCATCGTCACTCCATGGGATAGCGAGGTACTTGGTCTTGAATATTTTTCTACCCTCCTCGTCTCCGTAGGCGTCTGAGGCCTCCTTGCTCTTGATCATGTCCACGGCCAGCGAGCCCCAGCTCGTAGAGGCCAGCGCGTTGACGTGCGTCCCGACCCACCCGGTCTTCTGAGGTTGCGCCATCTGGACGAACTGAGCCCCGTTCTCCACGGCGTTGCAGGCTATGCGCGTCTCGTTCGTATCGGGTAGGTGCTCCTTACAGCCCGAGCATTCGTAGGTCGTGTTCTTCTCGACCATCAGGTGATTCCATCCGGCAGGGCTTTTCGCCTGCTCAGGGAACCTTACGAAAGACCAGTCCCATGGCTGGAGCTTGGAGCATAGGGGGCACACCATGTTCCACTCGTGTTGAGTCGTCATGCCCCAGATGTTATCGAGGTCGTCACCCACCATGCCGGCCTGCGACAGGTAGAGTTTCTTGGCCGTCCATTCGTAGGCCTTCGTTCTCGCCATTGACTGCGCCACGGCCCCTTTCTTCCAGAGCCAGATTTCGTCGCCGATGACGTACCGCGTCGAGATGCGCTGAAGGTCTTTCTCCGTCGTGGCCGAGTTGTTGTAGACAATCGTCCCGTCCGCGAAGTCGATGATGTCGCTCTTCGGATTGTCCGCCGGCGAGATGTGCCGACGCACGTCTTCGACCATGTTGAACATCGGCCGCAAGTAACGGATCGTGAAGTCCGCCGCGTTGACCTGGTTGTCCATGTAGATGACCATATTCCCGCGGTCGTTCGCCATCAGGTAGGTCGCCGCCAAGCGAGCCTTCAAAGTCTTGCCCGTCTGAATCGACCAGAGGTCAACCATCGTCCGCGTCGATGGGTCAAGGAACAGACGCAGGCTCTCCGCAATCCACGGCCAGCGGCTTGGGTTGTATCCGCCGGCGAACGCCCCCGCAGGGACGCGGGTGATGTTCCTCGCCAGCCACTTGACCGGGTCGGCGTTGTCAGGCGGCGTCAGGGATTCGCGGCCGATGCCCAGGAGTTCAGCCCTGTCCATGGCTGCTCAGTTTCTCGCGGACCTTGCGGACGTAGGCCTGCAAGACGGCGATGGCCTTGGGCGGGTCGTTCGGGTTGCACGCCTCGCCGAGTTCGCTCGGCATCCGCTCCATCGCCTCGATCCATTCGCCCGTGAGCTGGAGCATCGCCTCCTTCGCCTCCGAGGCCTTGATGTACTCGCGGGCCATAAGCGCTCTACGCTCGGCCTCGGCTTCTAGGTCGATGAGCTTTGCGGTAGCCTGGTTATACTGCGTATGGTACTTGGCCTGGTCTCGGTCCCCGGTCTCCATCGCCGCCTGCCACACGTCACGCGCTCGGCTGACCAAGACGTTCTGCCGATGGATGCGCTGCTGGATTGTTCCGTCATCTAACGAAGTCGAGACCACCGGCACGGGAGCAGACGCGGCACGCTCCGCCGCCCTGGCATCCCGCCACGCAGTCGCCGCCTCGACGCTATCGGTCGGCATACCTTCACGGCGAAGAACGCCCACGCGCTGCACGCTCACGCCGATCGCCGCGGCCAACGCCTTGGTCGTCAGGGCTTCAGACTGGCCCATTTAAACGGGGGTTTTGTGTCAACGAGACACGTGCTAAAGTCAGGCTGTGGCAGGCCACGCACGAAAACGGCCAAGGGGAATAGATTCCTTCCCACCCCCTATTTGCAGGCGTTTTCATCGCTTTCCCTTTCTTTTCGCCTTCTTCGTCGGTTTCTTCGCCGCGTCGAGCTGCGCTTCCGTCCGTTCGTATTCGCCGGTCCACTCCCCCAGGGCATCAGGGGTGAACTGCTCACGCATCAGCTTGGCCCGCTTGTGGATCGCTTGCTTGCTCACGTCATACATGCGGGCGATGTCAGGCGCGGGCAGACAACCGGGTAGGTCGAGCGCCCATCTTACCAATTCCACGTGCCTCCTCACAGAGTACTCGTCGGTCATGGCCAGCGCATCGATGAAGGCCTTCAGCATGGCCCCGACGTGCTCGCGACTAATGAATGAATCCGTCTCCACGCGCTGCTCTTGCTCGGTCGAGTTCCAGATACGGCGCCAAGGTTGGACCTCGCAGACGCGGCGGGGCTGGACCATCTCGCGGTAAGGGAGCACGCCCGCCTCCCGCATCTTGTCCTGCGTGGCCTTAGGCAGGGAGAAGTACCAGGCATCGAACGACCGGGCATCCTTGTGAGGAGCCTCAAGGTCGTGCAGTTGTTTCGCCATTACGGCTTAGGTTGCCCATCTTCTCTCGGTATCAAGGTGCAAAGGTTGAGCCAGTTGCCGTCCTCGCGGAAGGAGACCATCCCGTGCCGGCGAAGTCGGTAGACCAGGGACGATGCCTTCCCCTTGTAGTCGATGTCTGCCGCGATCCGTTCCCTCAGCTGAGGCGAGGTGAGTAGGTCCGGCCATGTGGCCACGACCTGACGAAGTCCGTCGTTCTTGTCTCTCCTCTTCCTTGCTGCCTCTTTGGTGGCCTCGCGTCGAGCGGCCTCCATCTTCTCGGGCATCTCTCTCCAGGCCTTCAGTCTGATCCTAGTCCAGCGGCGCTTGATGGCTAGGTATCGGAGTTGGGAGGGGGTGGCCTTCCTCGGGTTGGGTTGGGTCATCTCGGTAGGTTAAATTGAGCAGTGTTCAAGGGCGTCCCGACGCCTAAGCGGAGGGGGTAAGCCCGAAGAACCCCTTATCGTAAGATAAGGACGGACCTTGAGTCGGACCTTGAGTCGGACCTTGAGGGGGTAGGGAAAGGGGGGTCATAGGGGGTAGGACGGGGATTGACCCTCAGTCGGCCTGAAAACGCCTTGGCGAGGCCTTGGCGGGTCTGGAATCGCTATCCCTGCGGGCGGGTCTGGCCTCCGTCTGGGCAGGGTTGGCCTCCTCGGGGGTGGCGTACTCCCATCGGACGACCCCTTTCTGGCGGGCGTGGCGGATGGTGATCTCGTTGGCGAAGTCGTCGGCGTGGTCCTTGAGGCCGGCACGGCCGCGGCGCTTGGTCAGGGCGAACTTGAAGACGGGTTCGTCTCCTGGGCATCTTTGGAGCACGGCGCACTCGCGTGCCCAGTTCGTCAGCTCGCTGGAGCCTGAGCCTGCGTAGGCGAGGTCAGCGACGGTCTGGCCTTCCTTGTCCTTGGCCGAGCGGGGCTTGGTCGTATGGTGGACGGCCATGAAGACGGCGCCGGTCTCTTCGAGCACCGGGTTGATGCCGTGGCGGAGGAACTCGGTCATCTGCT